TCTGGCATATACGATCTTGGCACAGGATCGCCAACAGCAATTGGCACTGTAGCTCAACTAGTTTCATCAAAAACGCAGTCGAAATTGTCTCCAATCCCATTTCCACCTCATCTTAAGGGTAAGTATCAATATTATACCATAGCAGATATGTCTTGGTTAAAAGATTATAATTTCTTAACAGTTGAAGATTATATTAATCGCCAGGAATAAGTCTGTGTGAATCTTCATCAAAGTGTTCGGTAGAGAACTCAAATAATTCTGCATCTTCTAATGCAAGCATCTGATGTCTGGTTCCTCTGCAACAATGAAAACTATCACCAGGTTCTAACAGTAAAGTCTTTGCAGAATCTCTATCATTATCCTGACTATAAAATAGTTCTATCCTTCCTGACTGTAGATAAAAGGTCTCATCTTTTAGGATATGATAATGCCATGAACATCTATGGTTCTTCTTAATAAACAATAGCTTACCACAATACTCATCAGAGTTAGCAATCCACTTCTCGTAACCCCATCCCTTGTTTACAAATTTAGGTTGTTTCTTTTTCATCGTTCAACAATTGGTGTAGGAGGTTGTTTAAGTTGCTCTTCAATTTTTTTCCATCTTTGAATCGCATCTCTTCTAAAGTTAACATCAATATCATACTTAAAATAATGACGACCACTTCGAGGGACTTGAATTTCCCATCGACCTGTTGGTCCAACAACACCACTAGGCGATGAAGTTACCCAATCATTAATAGTATTTAAGTCACCGTTCCAACCCCAACGAACAGGATTATCAACAGTTAATATATTAGTACAAAGAAAGTTAGCATTGTGTCTTAGATTAGCTTCATGAAAATCATGAATAGCATCTACCCTATCTTTAACAATATCATTTCCTTTTAACCATTTAATCCCATTAGTAGCATGTAATAATAAATCTATGTTATCTTGAAAAGCTAATTGATAAAGTAAAGTTTGTGAAGATCCATAAGGTTTACTAAACAATTGCGATCCCCACATATCATTACATATCATACCTGTACAATAGAAAGGTATCTGTATTGGATTATCCTCTCCATCATAACCATCCTTAGTTACTTCAGGAAAACCAAAAGTATAAAGTGGATGACTCTCTATAAATGAACTAACAAGTCCAAAGAATTCATCACCCTCTGTAACATATGTTTTATTTGTTTTACCAATTACTTCACCCTCTTTATTATAATGTCTTATCTGATTTCTAGGTATACCACCATCCTCAATACTCATTCCTAATCCTAAAGAAACACCACACTTCTTTTGATGTTCCTCAACTTCCTTTAAAGCAGAATCTATTTCTTCCTTATGACCAACAAAATAAGAACCCCACCCAGAGAGAGCACCCTCTGGAGTCAATAGATAATCAACTTCATTTTCTTTAGCCCAATCAAGTGCCTTAAAAATTTCTTCCTTATTATATTTGGTAGAGTGATCACATACAGGTATCTGAGCACCTGCTACCCTAATAGTTTGTTTCATTTAAAAAACTCCACATCAGAAATACCTTTGTCATCAATAAAATAATCAGCATGAGGTTTACCAAAGATTAACTGATGGTATTTACACCCCCATATATCTAGCTGCATTTTAGTGAGGGGTTCCACTATCTCGACTGCTTTCTTTGCTGCTTCTGCATGAGGAAGATCTTTATTCCTACCCATAGCACGAGCAGTCATGTATATGATGTAGTGTCCTTCATCATACAATTTATTAATTTTTTCTATCCTATCTTTCTTAGGAGTAGCACCTTCATACTGACATGCATTACATGTACCAGGTGTGCAGATAGTACCATCTATATCAAAACAATACCTTTTACTCATTGTTCATACCTATAAAAATAGAACTGTCCATGTACCCTTTCTTGTTTTTGTTTTTATTATAGTCCCTACAAACTATTTTAGCATGTTCTGGTAAATATAGGTAGCTTACTTCAGAGTTATCCAAAATATATAAAGCATCCTTAATAGTCTCTGCCATAGTATCACCAGAAAGATTTAAAGATGTATTAAATAACATTGGGACACCTGTTCTCTTATAAAATTCATTAATAAGATTATAATAATTTTCATTCTGTTCTTTAGTTACAGTTTGTATCCTACATGTACCATCTACATGTATAACACCAGAGATCTTATCTCTCTGATGATCTAAAACATCAACAGCATACATCATGAATGAAGTCTCATCCATACCACGAAGATCAAACCAATCATGTACATGATCTGCTAGAACAGTAGCAGCAAAAGGTCTAAAGGGTTCTCTATTCTTAACCTTATTAACTTTTAATCTAGCATCAGGTATTGTAGGATCAAATAAAAGAGATCTATTACCCAATGCTCTTGGTCCTTGTTCTGATCTACCCTGAAAGAGTGCTACAGATTTTCCATTCTGAATACAATCAACTACATCACTTACAGTAGTGTCTTGTGCATCTGATGGAATAACATACTCTCTAGATGGTCCTAAGTATAGAGTTTTAATAGGATTTATTTCATAAGAATTTGATACCATATAATGTTCCAACAACCCCATACCAACAGCAGTTCCTGCATCAGTAGATATAGGTTCCACATATAGCTTGTATCCTTCTGGAAGATGCTTAAGATATTCATAGTTTGCTACACAATTCAAAGCACATCCACCAGACAAAACAATATTCTTAGAATCACCCAACTCTATTGCTTTCTTAATAAGATTAATCATATATGTTTCAAAATCTTTTTGCAATCTATAAGCAAGATTACAAAAATTTTGAAATTTCTTTCTTGGATTCTTTACACTCTTAAAAATAGGTGGGTTTTTAATATAATCATATGGTATTAAAGTTGCCCCACATTTATTTCTTTTCCATAAACTTTCATCAATCTCACCATCAATAACAAATGGTTTAATGTTAGGATCTTCTTCACCCCAAGGAGCAAGACCCATTAAAGTTCCACATCCAAGATGACCCCAACCCATATATTCAGCAACACCAGAGTATATCATACCAATACCAGTAGTAGGTTGTGAATCTACTGGTGGTTCCAAAAGATAACTAGGAAAATTATCTACATGGTTTAAATGAGGAACAACTTTTTGATGTAGTATTTCAAAATTAGCAGGATATGATACCTTAAAAATAGTTTCAGCTTCATGAGCACAATCAGCAACATAAGATCCAGCACCATCAACAATAACACAGGTTGCATCTTCAAACCCAGAATTATAAAACCCTATTGAAGCATGATAGAGATGATGATTCTTACTACAATCCTTAAATAAATTCCTTTCCTTTTTTACTGCTTTATGACACAACTGTATACAGATATCAACAACCTGTTGAGTTGTTTTATCTCCAGGATGATGTAAAGATGTTCCTAATATAACATCGATTCCAGGATCAACAATAGTAGCAACATCACAAAGAGATAAGTAAGGTTGATTGTCATGCTTCTTATGACTCAACCTTTCTTCTTCTAAAACAAAATCTATTTTACCATCTTTTATGTGAGTTACACATGCATTATGACTACTATTAAATGCTAGTATTCTATTTGATAATGGCATCCACATCCTCCATTGTCAAAGTATATGTGCCAGGATTCTGTACTGCAATAGCTGCACATCTATTAGCAAAATTAATAGACTCTCTCATGTCAGGTAATTGTATGTAATAGAATACTAATGCTGCTAAGAATGTATCACCTGCACCACTAACATCAAACACTCTAGTAATAGGTACAGGAAATGTTTGATGATCCCATAAAGCACCATTAGGTCCATTAGTTACAATCATATTCTTACCGTTAGGTATATGATTAGGATCTAACAACTCAAACTCTTTCTTATTAATTTTATATACAACATTATTATATTGTGTTGGTAATTTTTTCTTCTTAGTATCAACAAATATTTTAATGCCTGGATTCTTAGGTGCTATTATATCAATCAAATTATTATCAACAAATCCTTTATCATAATCAGATATAACAACAGCATCATACTCCAGATGCATTGCTGCCATTCTAAGTTCTGCCTCACGCAAAGGTTTTACATCAGGTTCATTATCAAGACGCATCACCTGATAGTTAGACTTCTCATCAATATATCTTGTCTTAGTAATAGATTCTTTATTAGTAAGAAAGTTTACATTAATACCAAGAGACTTTAAATTCTCATGCACATTCGCTGCCATACCAGGAGCACTTTGAGTCTCCCTATATTTCATAACAGGTACAGGTGCTTCAGGACTTAGACGATTACATGAACCATAAGCCCATACATCAACACAACTATCCCCTATCAATAATACATTGTACTGTCTTGCTAGTTGCATACTTTTCAATCCTATCGTAGAACTTTAAATCGGCAGCCCAGTAGGAACCGATGACTGATTTGTCTTTCCAATCAGAACCAACCACCATTATATCAGGTTTAACTTCTTTTACCAATGACTCTAGAGATTCATCACTATCAAAGTACCTGACCTCATCAACTGCTGATAAAGCAATGAGCATGATGCCCCTGTCTTCCTGATTATATATTGGACGGGTTGGTCCTTTCTTTTCCCGTACTCTATCGTCAGTATCGATACCAACTATAACATAATCTCCAAGAGATTTTGCCCAGTTAAGTAATGATATATGACCTGGATGTAAGAGATCAAATGTACCATTGACAAAGACTCTTACTGGTGCAAAGGGATGGATAAACCTCTTAGTCATTTTTAATAGTAATTAATTTACCAAACTCAGGAAGATACAAGTACTCAATATCACTATTGGCAAGAGTATAGAGTGCATCTTCAAGTGTTTCAACCAGAGCCTCTCCACCCAAATTAAAGGAAGTATTAAAGACGATAGGGCAACCAGTCTGTTCAAAGAATTCCTTGATAAGATTGTAGTAATTCTCATTTTGTTCTTTGTTTACTGTTTGTATTCTACATGTACCATCCACATGAATAATAGAAGGAATCTTTTCTTCAATACCTTCTCTACACTTAACAGCATACATCATGTAAGGAGTGTCATCCATGTCAACTAGATCAAACCAATCATGAACATGTTCCTCTAAAATAGAACCTGCAAATGGTCTAAAGTATTCTCTTCTCTTTACTTTATTAACAATATCTTTTCCCTTAGGATCAGTTGGATCATATAAAAGAGAACGATTACCAAGTGCTCTTGGTCCTGCCTCAGATCTACCTTGGAATAGTGCAACAATATTCTTATTAGTAATCAGTTCAACAACATCCTTATCATTAGTATCAATTATCTCTGCTGCATACTTATCAGAAAGAGATTCGATATCATTATTAGTATAATTATATTTTGGTCCAAGATATAATCCACTATAATCTTTAACATCTTTATTACTACTAACTCTATGATATTGTAAAAGTGCTGCACCAACAGCAGTACCAGCATCACTAGAGATAGGTTCAACATATAAATTAATACCCTCATCCTCTAGCTGTTGTTTATAATAATAGTTTGAAACACAATTCAATCCATACCCACCTGATAATACTACATTAGGATTTCCAGATGCATCAACAGCCATCCTTATCAAATGAACCATCTGTTCTGCAGTCTCTTTCTGAATGGCATAAGCCATATCTCTACGATTCTGAAGTCTAGTAAGATCTTCTCTTTCAATATCAGGTGGAGTTAAAAGTTCTGATACATACCCTTCATTAACAATACCACCTTGAGGATATCTTGGAAGAAATATATTTGTATTACTAGGTACAAAATCTCCATCAACCTCAGGAAATAATGCAGGAATCTTATCATTTGATTTACCATATGGTGATAAACCCATAGTTTTACCTGCTTCTATTCCTGGAAATCCACAGTACTCAGTCACTGCTTCATATGATTTTGTAATACCACATGTAGAATCCAAAATCATCATACACTTTCCTTTCTCATAAGGATCTATAAGACTATTATCAAAAGCACCTTCTACTTGTCTAGGTACAGGTGTACTGCAAGCAGCATGTTTATAAAGACAATTAAATTCTGCAGGATAATTACACCCATAAATGCTTTCAACTTCCCAAAACAACTCTCTTGTATTCTCCCACCCAAATTCTAATGCTGCTCCTGCTCCGTCAACAATAAGTGAAACAGCAGATTCAAATCCAGAACGATAAAATGCACACGCAGCATGAAGTTTATGATGTATTTTTGATGCATCTATTATCTGAGTATTATCACCACCATGCTGATATCTTTGAACAGCAGTATCCTTATCAATCAATCCTAACTTTCTAGCCCAACCAGTATAAACATCTTCATTAGTATACTCCAACTTCCCAGAAGATTCATGTAAAGGTTGAGTATGAGCAACTACAAGATGAGAAAGGATATCGTTTCCGATATGCTCCTTTATCTTCATCATACAATAAAGAGGTGCAGAATCATACTTATGTCTAGTAAATCTTTCTTCTTCAATAGCAAATTCAATTTTGCCATCCTTTAAAAGGCAGCACCCACCGTTATGTCCACGAGTGATACCTGCAATCCATTGTGTCATTTGCCAAACCCCTTATGATTATGTTGTGGATTATTGCATCCTTTAGATGCTTGTTCTTCTATTACAAGGTTACCTGAATAACTAGCAGATTTACCAAGTCGCTTTCTACAGCTCTTAATTATAGTATTAACATCATCAGATGTCATTTCCATACAATCATCATTCATCATATCCTGATAGTCTTCTTGTGTCAATCTAATAGGTTGGAAAGTTCTTCTTCCCTTACCAATATCAATGATATCAAAATTAGAATCATTTGGATATGAAATATTCTCTGGGAATGTAGCACCAATAACAGCAGTCACTGTAGTTCCAACCGACTTAGCAATATGTTGACCAACAGAATCACATCCCATAAAATGATCTGCTGCTTGAATAATACCTGCCCACACTCTTATGTCTGCTTGAGGCCAAGCACAAGGCACAAGATTCTTTGCACCTCGCTCATCAATAACAAACTGAAACTCACTCATGATTATAACACCATAATCTTTTCTAAGATTATTAATAATCTCTACAATATTTCTTTGAGGAAAACTTCTAGAGCTTTGATCAATAATATATTCACCTCTTACTTCTGCTCCTCTACCAAACGGTTGAACAACTATTACCTTATCTTTCTTGGTGGTTGCTTTAACTTCTTCTATAGTATTGAAAGCAGTAATTGCTTCCGTCTTAGTTAGTTTAATATTTGGAGTAGAAAGTTCTCTAGGTTCATCTAACCCATTGATTTCCATATCATATGCCTGAGCAATGTTACACTTCTGATTATAGTAGTGCCACATTCTATATGGTTCTGGAGTTATAGAATCTCTTTCTTTTATTTTATCTTCAAACAAATTCTTATGCCAACTATCATAGGCATACTTATGTAAAACAGGATGACCCTTGAAGAAATTCATACCACCCTCACAGACAATTATAAAATCGTCGTGAGTTTCAGCATATTTTTCCAGTGCAGGTATGGAAGCAATGATTCTACCAGCACCTCCATTAATATAAAATGCTTTAGATCTCATAATAGTTATTCAGTAATTTATATAGTCACATAAAAAGGACTTGGACTATCCGATCATGGTCGGTAAACATGTCAGGTTCAACCCACTGCATATGCAATGTCTCACTTTCATACAGAACACATCTATTATACACCATCGGAAGATCTAATTCAACCTTCCAACTACTTTTATCATAAGTATCTTGTATTATATCCATTTTATATAAGCTTTGATTACCATTCCAAGACCACAGTTGTGTTCCACCTTGACATTCTTCTGGAGTATTTAAATATACAACTGTACCAAAGGTACATATCCTAGAGTTACGATCAGAATCTTGATGAGGACAAATACTATTTCCTATTCCCCAATTTACAAACGACCATTGATTTAATATATTACATACAAAATTTACTTTATTCCAATGATCTTCCCATGTCTTTTTTGATCTAGCATCAAAAGGATTAAACCATAATGGTTGATCAATTAAACTATCAAAGAATGGTTTTAAATTTTCTTTAAGTCCATCTCCATCCTCCTTTACTCTCCATCCTGGAAAGCTAGCAAGAAGTATAGGATCATCTTGAGGACTATATCTTTTAGAAGTCAGTGCATGATTTCTTACCTCATCAGGATTTGCATAGAAATTATCAATGATCAATGCATTCCTTTTCTCTGGACCAATATCAGATACTACTGTTATCTCTATGTCCTTACTAAGCTCAAACATATATGTTTCCTGATACAGATACTCTCTCAACATCTGGAGTCTTGAAAGGTATAACCATATGCTCTAACCATGCTGGAAATATAAAGAAGTCTCCTTTAGTTGGCATGTATGACCTAATATTAGACAACATAGGAGGTCTTGATTCTCCATAACGAAAAATAATAGAACCTGGTTTGTGTCCACGATTCTTCCAGTTATATTGTTCGTGTTGTATTTCCTCTGGTACATTTAGATATAAAACATAACTCAATGTACCTGTATGTTCATGTAATGGATTAAAATCATTTGCTTTTTGATAATTAATCCAAGCTTCTTTCATATCATATGAAGTTTTTTCATAAGGTTCTCCAATAGACTGAGCATGTTGTCTAAAATATTCATCAAACCAAGGAACCAATGCTTCTTGTATCCATTTCCTATCTTCCTCCTTAAACAACCATTCATCTGTAAAGAGACCAGCCAAATAATTTGAATGATTATACTCTTCTTTACCTCTTACTGTTAATCCCAGTCTAGATATCTCCTTTACAATTGAAGGTAGTAATCTACTTTGCCATAAAAATGGTCCCCAAGTAGCAGTACGATAGTCTACTTTCTTAGGGACATAATGTCTTTCCATAATAAAAAATCCTATAGGTCAAAAAAATTGTCGAGAAATTTTTCCCGAATTTATGAAACAAAAAGTCGAATTTGGTTTAGCCTACAGGTCTAAATTATCTGCAGCAGGACCAAATGGGTCTACAGTATTCTTACCCCATGTCTTACCAGCACCAACTTGATCTGGATCTAATGGCCACTGTATCAAATGAGTAGCAGAACCAACACCAACCCAATCTTGTGGAATATCTCTTAGTCTTTGACGATATACTTTCCATTCATTCTTAACTTGCTCTGGCATATCATCAGCCAATCTAGAATCACAACCACTTAATAAAAATGTTCTAGTTTCTCTTACCCAATCCCATCCAAAGTTTACACCTTCTGTACTACCAATAGCAGTCTTATCACCATCATTTTTAAACGCAGGTGTTGACCATGTACCAGCTGACTGATCATAATAGAATGAAGCTGGGTCAAATACTTCTATAAAATCTTGAGGGTCAGTAATCTCTGGATTATCTACATCAGATGGTCCAACATTAACGATAATACGCTGCGGATCTCCCTTCTGTCCCCAGAAATTGATAGCATGAAGAGGATATTTTGCACAATCCAATTCAGTCTGAATACAATCCAAAGCAACAGGTACTTCTGCATCCTTGGTTGCAGGATCATTAACTCTATCCCATGTTGGTGGGTTAGCATCCTTCACCCAGTCAATTCTTAATTTTTCTGGACCTTCATAAGTTGCTATTCCAACCGTAGAAGAGGATTGATTCTGTCCCAGCCACTCAGTCGGAACAGGAAAAATAACTGTTTTAGTAATGTTTGCCATTGGTTTTGTTCAGGTGTACTCCCTCGTTTAGTATTTATTAAGCGTAGTGTGTGACTACAACCAGTCCACCAGCACCCCATCCACCCCAACAACAGGATCCTTCAGTGTGAGGTGTTGGTCCACCGCCACCAGGGAATAGTGAATGTCCTCTAGCACATCCATACTGAGATCCAGAAGAACAAGCAGAAGCAGTCTGGTTAAATGTTGCTCCCCAAGGACCAGGTGATCCACCCATCTGAGACCAAGTACTACCTAAGCAATACTGGTTCTGAATTCTTCCTGGAAGATATCCTCTGATTCCAAAGTCTGAACCATAGAAACATGATGTACTACCCCAACAATAGCAGCACTGAGTAGTGTAAGTGCAATCATAGCAACCACCACCGCACTGATGATAACCGTATGATCCACCATTAACACAGAAGTTACTTAAAGTACCTCCTGTTACATATGATTTACATCCTCTCATACCACAGCATTGCAAACCGTGAGCAAATCCACAACAAGAACAACTTGTAGTACCACCAGCACAAATAGTATACTGTGTAGATCCAGGTGTGAAGTCTCCTTTGTGTGAGAACTGTGTCTTGACAGCGTAACCACCTCCTGAACCTCCTGGTCCATTGGAGCAACAAGTACCGATAGATCCTGAACCACCTCCACTGACTAGTTCAAATCTAACTGTTAATGTTTTACCAGGAACAGTCCAACCACAACAACAACCACCATTATTACTATTCCAGTGGGAACCATGACACAGATAGAACTGGTTGGTAGTTGCAGTCGAGAATCCACTAACCTGTGCAGGTCCCAGTGAGTTTGGTATAACTGCGACATCACCTTGGATTTGTTTATAACTTTGATAATTAGCCATTGCTTAAGCCAGTGCGGTATTAGTATTTAGAATATTATAATAAAAAGGGAGTGGTACACTCCCATCAGTGAGAATTAGATGGTGATGATTCTCCATCCTTGTGATCCATCATAGAAGACCATTTCAAAAGCAGCACCTTCAGTAGATACTACTAGGTCAGCAGCGTCACCCATGATTGGGTTACCATTTCTACCAACCGTTAAGTTATTAGAATCAAATGTCTTATTAGCATCGAAGATTCTAACGCTATCACCCTTAACAGGTGCAGCAGGTAAAGTGACTGTAAATGGAGCACTAGTTGTGTTACAGAATACTTGCTGTCTATTAGCAAGAGTTACACCAGAAGTTGCGTCCACATTAGCGTAAGCACCTAGAGGTAACCATGCACTACCATTATAGAATTCAAATCCATTTGCATCAGTGTCATAGCGAAGACCACCTTCATAAAGATCGCCACCAACAGGTCTAGAAGCTTGAGCACCACGAGGAGGAACCAAAATACCAGAGGTATTATCCATCCTTCCTCTTGTTAGGAATCCACGAACTGCTTTCTCTGTAGGACATGCAGCGTTGGAGTCTCCACCCATTGTTTCATCAGAGGAGAACTCACTAATAGATTCACCAATCTGACCACCAATAGCACCCAGTTTC